TATATATTATGATTTACTAATAAATATCAATAAGGACAAAAGAGATAATATAATAGAAAACTATGAAGATTACGAAGACATCGCAGGAAACGAGGGAAACGATGATTGCGGAAGCGGCGCGACGGATGATTTAAATGTACATAGTACTTCTGCGAAGAATATTATTATGACGAGCGAGGATATAAGGACAGGAGACGAGAACTATAAGCATATCATATATGAAAAAAATATAGTGGATAAATACAAAATAACGAGCTTTTTAAAATCGCCCTCGCTGAAGATGTTAATATCCTCTTTTGAGAAAGAAGATAATCGCGCTAATATAGAGCATTTTCAATGGAACAAAGATAATGATATGAGGGGTTTCATCGTATCAATAGATGATTCTCCAAAAATACATAGATTTCCTTTTAATCCAAGTATATATGGATATAATTTGAGTAATATTACCGTTGAAATAGATAATCTCATGAATAGCAAGGATAATAGCGAGAATGAAATAATAAATGAGCTCGCCGTATTCTTTAATTTAAAATTGAATGATATAAAAGGTAGCGCCAGATCAGGAGAAGGACAATTGATATGTATAAATAGCTATGATTATCAAAATATATATATCAAAATAATTGAAAACAATAAGCCGAGATGTTATGAAGGCGAATCAATAAATGTCGATGATAATTATGGAACATTAAATGATATGCAAGGCGGCAATATCTATAGTTATTCTTCAAATAATAAAAAGACCTATGATATTGTCTTAGATATCAATTCAAATAAATATTATATTAAAGATATATCCGAGGATATTCTGCGGGATCCTGTAATCTTTATGGGATTAGTAATAAACAAGGATAGGATCGTTTTTTATATTAATAAGGAGATGGCTATCTTCGAGAGATTAGATGATAAGGTAATTATTATAGATTACCCTATATATATCAATAAAAACAAGGAATGCGATATTACACTATATAGTGCTGCTCTTATTATAAATAGCAATAATATACACGGTGATATGGAAAAATATGAATTATATAATAAATATAATCTTTATGACAAAATCAATATATAAGCAAATATAAGCAAATATATAATTATATATAACCTAAATGTCTAACTCGGCAATATTAATATTAACCCAAAATACTGTTGAACGCAAGATATATCTGAAAACCTCTCTGTATTTTTTATTTAGAAACTTTAATGCCCGCTTTAAATACCCTGTTATTATTCTGCATCAGGGGGATTACGATATTGAAGCCATTAGCGAGATAACTACATCTATCAGGAAAGAATATAGGTATTTGGTGGATTTCAAAAAAATAGATAGCAGCGATTTTGAGGTGCCGGCTAATATAGACGCCGATAAATTGAATAGATGCTTAGAGGCTGCGCCTGTTCCTTATTGGAGAAATAAAAATTATAGGCTGATGTGCAATTTTTGGATAAACCACTTTATAAAATATTGTTCACAATATGACTATGTTATGCGTCTTGATGATGACAGTATAATAGAGGAGCCTATAAATACCGATATATTTAAAATGATAGAAGCGAGGGATCACAATTATATGTCTAATCTTATACATGTGGATTGTAGCATATGTAATTATGGTATGAAGGAGTTTTTTGAAAGCGCCGTGCCTAACAAGATTGACAAGCTATCCGAGTTATTTATGGAACATTCTTTGGATGGCGGGAGCCCGCATTTTTCTAAATTCAAGAAGCTATATCAGGCCTTAAATAACTCGGAATACGAGGGTAATTCTGTTAATATGGCGATGCCCGTAATGTACTATAATAATTTCTTTATTACCAAAACGAAAATATGGAAGACGCCCGAGATTACAGATATTATTAATAAAATTAATGAAAACGGTAGCATCTTTTATTGTCGTTGGGGAGATGCTCCATTGCAAACAATTATTATGAAATTGTATGACCATAATAAGATGACTAAGCTTGATTTTAAATATAGCAAGAGATTACAGCGCGAATCCTTCAAAGATAATGAAGGGATTTACCACAGTTATATGCCTTCTTCTTACAGCGAAGATAGCTGCATTAGTAAAAAAAAGTAGTTATGATCGAGAGCGATTAGACGAAGAGCTTGAATTGATTATTTTTATTCCATATTTCTCTATTGACATTATTACAATATTCGTGATTATAGAGATGCTCGGGATGTATAGTGCTACCATAATTAATATTAGAAATTACTATAGGATATGTGAGTATCCAGGAATTCACGGCGATATATATTATATTATCTGCTGCTGACCATTCGCATTCTTTATGAGATAGATCATATGCACAAGAATCTATAACATATTTATCAAGCAATTTCTTAGCTCCTTGTCTAGAAACTAAATAATATCCCGCAGAGGGATAATCGTAATCTCTTATTTTTATTATTTCATTGTATTTCAAAAAATGTTCGTTATACATCTTGATAACACTCGGATGTCCGTTAGTATGTAATTGTAATATCTCAATAGATTCTCCTGATTCCTTAAAACTCTCTTCGGCAATTTTCATATGTGTTAATATTTTTTCAAAGTTAATTTTTTCAATTACCATATCATCCTCAACAATGCAAAAATATTGTTCCCCGTCTTCATATCCTTTCTTAATAGCTTTTAGATGTGAAATAATACAGCTCAATTCCTCTTGTGTTGCCGCTTCCGATTTAGGATTCCTTTTAATAAGGTAGTCCTTAATAGTCGTCGGCGTTTCTGCTTCTATACGAATATTATCTATTTTTTTATTACTAAACTGCTCTTCCATATACTTCCTTCTATCATAACACTTCTCTATATTAATCCAATAATGCTTCATATTTATTGTAATATACTTAATAATCTTTATATATGGGGTGGGGGAGACCGCCCTATGGGGGAAACCGCCCCCAACGCGGTTTTCAAGGGAAGGTTATCGAGGGCTATATAGAGGCTATTGAGAGGCTATTGAGAGGCTATTGAGAGGCTATTGAGAGGCTATATAGAGGCTATTGAGAGGCTATTGAGAGGCTATTGAGAGGCTATAGAGCTATTTATAATACCATTATGATCTATTAAAAAGATACTGGATATTTCTAAAAATTGAAAATTAAAATTTGAGTACATCTTTCTATTTTTTCAAAAATTTCAAAAGTTTTTTAGAAATTACAAAATAAATCAAGAGATGTACTCAAATTTAAAATTGAAAAAATAATAATATTCCAGTGTCTCAATAACTGCTAAGGTAATCTAAGTATATTTATAATGGGGGAAACCGCCCCCAACGCGGTTATAGTCAAGGTTATAGAAAGGCCTAAAAGTAGGCTAAGGTGGGAGCTTCTTTGAGATGTTTAAAAGGATTTTGGAAAAGTTGAAAAATAAAAATAGTTTTTAGAAAAAAAGGGATGTATTGAAAACGACCCAAGATGGGAACCTGTCCCCGAAGCTAATTTATGGAGGGTATTTGGAGGCTCACGAGCTATTCTCATTATCACTATGATGTCTGAAAAAGACACTGGATATTTCTAAAAATTGAAAATTAAAATTTGAGTACATCTTTCTATTTTTTCAAAAATTTCAAAAGTTTTTTAGAAATTACAAAATAAATCAAGAGATGTACTCAAATTTAAAATTGAAAAAATAATAATATTCCAGTGTCTCAAGAACTTCTAAGGTAATCTAAGTTTTTTAGAAATTACAAAATAAATCAAGAGATGTACTCAAATTTAAAATTGAAAAAAATAATAATATTCCAGTGTCTCAAGAACTGCTAAGGTAATCTAAGTTTTTCATAATAATGTTAAGAATATCTCGGTAGCCTCTCAATAAAACCGCGTTGGGGGCGGTTTCCCCCACCTCTCAATAAAACCGCGTTGGGGGCGGTTTCCCCCACCTCTCAATAAAACCGCGTTGGGGGCGGTTTCCCCCATCATATTAGATATCATCTATGCCTTCATCGGTATCGTCAGAGTCGCTAATATGAACTTGATATGTATTATTGTCTGATAAGCTATTGATTTTATTATCTTCCTTATTATCAAATATAATATGAGTATCATCATTATTGTCTGATTTATCTGATTTATTAGAGTTTTTATAATATTGATTAATTAGAACATCAGATAGCTCTTTGTTATTAATGAGTTGCTGAGTTTGTTCCAAATTAAACTTATGAACTATATCTACCTTATTTGTTTGAAAATCCCGCTTTGATACTATTACAATATCTCCTACTTCAATTAGAACACGCTTATTAAACTTTCGCATATTTCCGCGAATTATCCCGATTACTTCGTCTCCGCTATTTGTTATTAGGGATACACGACAATTCCCGAGCAATTTCTTAGACAATGCATATTCTTCAAACTCAGTATCTATAACATAATTCTTTGCAACATTTGTGCTTTTTTTCTTATTCCTTATCGTAGTTTGGTACATTATTAGATATAATAATCAAATATATCTTATATATATATATGTAATATCTTACATATCTTAAATAAAATATAAAAAATATATAATATATACCTATCCTACCATTTCCTATGTCAAAGGCTCAGTAGACAGCCTAGCGAGAGCCTTGCTTCAATTTCTTCCATTCGCCAAGAGCCGCCCTGATAGATTCTGCACATGACATATCAGGATTGTTCTTTTTGATATTTGTAGATTTGCTGCGAATGAACTTTCTAAGCTTCTTGTCTTCTTTGAGAATTTTAAGTGCAATTTTCATACACTCTGTCCTTGTGAGACCAGGATTGTTGTTGTAAATATTCGTAGAATACATTTTCAATGCATAGCTATCATCTCCGGCGAACATTGTATATACGGTAGGGTAGAGTAGACTGACTGACTTGTTGGCTGACTTGTTGGCTGACTTGTTGGCTGACTTGTTGGCTGACTGGTTGGCTGACTTGTTGGCTGACTGGTTGGCCGGGCTGACTTGCAGACTTACTTGCTTGCTGACTTGCAGACTTACTTGCTTGCTGACTTACAGACCTTGCTATAGTAATATTTATATATACAAGGGTATCAATTTTTTATCTTTTGTAAATATTTTA